ATCATCGACAAGGGTGTGCCAGATGCGCCCAAGTCCAAGCACATTGCCGAGTTCAAGACGGCATCCAAAAAAGCATTTGACGATCTGGAGAAGAATGGCGTGGAGAAGTCCAAGCCTGAGCACTTTGTGCAAATGCAGGTCTACATGGCAGGCACTGGCATTGATCGCGCCCTGTACTTGACCGTCTGCAAGGATGATGACCGCATCCACACCGAGCGCGTTAAGTTCGACAAAGATGTGGCAGGCAAGGCCATCGAGCGTGGCCAGCGCATTGCTTTGACCGACCGCATGCCTGAGCCAATCAGCTCAGATGCGAGCTGGTATCAGTGCAAGTTCTGCGATGCGCATGAGTTCTGCCACCAGAGCAAGACCACCAAGCATGTGAACTGCCGAACCTGCGCTTTAGCCACACCAATGCCTGATTCGACCTGGCACTGTGCCAAGTGGGATGCTGAGATTCCTGTGGATTCCCAGCGCACTGGCTGCGAGTCGCATGTCCTGCATCCTGATCTGGTGCCTTGGCAACGCAAGGATGGGCCGGACGAGTTCACCGCTGTGTATGAGATCAATGGTGTGAATCTGGCCAATGGCGATCCTGAGCAGGAAGGTGTTTGGGGTAGCAAGGAGTTGCTGGCCAATGCCGAGGCCTGCGCCAGCGGTGATCCTCTAATTGCTGAGATGCGCAAGGACTTTGGTGGAAGGATTGTGGGATGAACAATTTTAAGTCTGTCTGGGTTCGACCTATTCCACCAAAGCAAATTTGCGATAAGTTGGCCATTTGTCAGTCCAAGACTGCACCGAGTTGTCCTGTCGGGGTTTGCCGATTAAAGGTTAAAGATGCTCCGTGACTATCAACAGCGCACCATCGACGAGCTGTACCGATGGTTTGAGGCTGGCAACCAAGGCAATCCATGCCTGGTGCTACCGACCGGCTCAGGCAAGTCGCACATCGTGGCTGCGCTGTGCAAGGATGCCTTGCAGAACTGGCCAGAGACTCGGGTGCTCATGCTGACCCATGTCAAGGAGCTGATCGAGCAGAATGCCGAGAAGATGCGCCAGCATTGGCCTGGTGCACCGCTTGGCATCTACAGCGCCAGCATTGGCCGCAAGGACTTGGGAGAGCCAATCACCTTTGCTGGCATCCAGTCGGTGCGCACCAAGTCGCGTGAGCTGGGCCACATCGATCTGGTAATCATCGACGAGTGCCACTTGGTCAACCACAAGGACGAGGGTGGCTATCGCAAACTGCTTGGCGAGTTGAAGGCCATCAATCCGCACCTTCGCGTGATTGGCCTGACCGCCACGCCTTACCGCTTGGGGCATGGTCTGATCACCGACAAGCCTGCGCTTTTTGATGATCTGCTGGAGCCAGTCAGCATCGAGGAGCTGGTGTTCAAGGGTTATCTGGCCACGCTGCGCTCCAAGATCACCAAGGCCAAGCTGGATGTGACTGGCGTGAAGAAGCGTGGTGGTGAGTTCATCGAGTCCGAGTTGCAGGCCGCTGTGGATACCGACGACCAGAATCAGAAGGTGGTGCAGGAGATCATTGGCTTGGCTGGTGATCGCAAGGCTTTGCTGGTGTTCTGCACTGGTGTGAAGCATGCCAAGCACATTGCCGAGGTGCTATGCCAGCATGGTGTGGCTGCCGAATGCGTGACTGGTGAGACACCAAAAAAAGAGCGTGAGCGCATGCTTGAAGATTTCAAGGCAGGCCGTCTGCGTGCGCTGACCAATGCCAATGTGCTGACCACTGGCTTTGATTATCCAGACATCGATGTGGTGGCCATGTTGCGGCCAACCATGAGCGCCAGCCTTTATGTGCAGATGGCAGGCCGTGGCATGCGCGTGAAGTCACACACCGATCACTGCTTGGTGCTCGACTTTGCCGGTGTGGTGGCAAGTCATGGGCCGATCACCAATGTACAGCCACCCAAGAAGGGAGGCGATGGCAATGGCGAAGCACCAGTCAAGGTTTGCGATGAATGTGGTGAGCTGGTGCATATCTCGGCAGCGATCTGTCCTGCCTGCGGTGCTATGTTTCCTGAACCAGTCAAAAAGAAGCTGGAGCTGCGAGACGATGACATCATGGGTCTGGATGGCAAGGAGCTTGATGTATCGAGCTGGAACTGGCGCATCCATACCAGCAGGGCCAGTGGAAAGTTGATGCTGTCCTGCACCTATTACGGCAGTCTGTCGGACAAACCAATCACCGAGTACTTGCCGGTGCTTCATGATGGTTATGCAGGCCAGATGGCATTGCAGAAACTTTTGACGATGGCTTCATCGTCTGGTGCTGATCTGTCGCAGGTTTCGCAGTTGGAAGGCGAGCGTGGCCTCGACTACATCAGCGTGCAGATGAGCAATTCTGAGCCGCCCAGCGCCATCAAATACCGGCTGGACGGTAAATTTTTTAGAGTGATTAGAAGGAGTTGGACATGAAAACAAGACCACCAGAACCACAATTCTTGATTGACTACCGCGAGTGGATCAAGGCCGGTCCACCTAAGTGCTGCCACACCTGCGAGATGTATGGCACTGATGGCCTGTGCACCGAGTTCTTCATGACACCGCCAGCCGAGTTTGCTGCCAAGGTGGATGCATGTCCTAAGTGGGAGCCAGAATGCCCATTCTGACAGACCGTATTCCCACCGAGCATGAGGAGCAGCGCGATCTGGTGCGTTGGTTTCGCCAGACTTGGCCAGGCGTGCGCATCTTTGCCATTCCCAATGGTGGCGCTCGCAGTCCTGCCACCGCTGGCCGTCTCAAGGCTGAAGGCGTGAGCAGTGGTGTGCCTGATCTGTTCATTCCTGCCTGGTGGCTTTGGGTGGAGATGAAGCGCAGCAAGGGTGGCAGCCTGAGTGCCGAGCAGAAAGACTGGATCGCATATCTTGAAAGTGTGAGATTCTGTTGTATAGTGGGAAAAGGTGCTGATGATGCCAAGGGCAAAATTCAGACCTTTTTCAACCAACACAAGGACAATTTATGAGCACTCGCATTTATGTCGTCACTGACATTGAAACCAACCGCCACCGCCTGATTCGTGCTGGCAACCAGGCACAAGCCATTCGGCATGCTGCCCAGACTCGCTTTGACATTGAGGTGGCCAACCAAGACGATCTGGTCAATTTGCTCACCAATGGCGTTCCGATCGAGTTGGCCGGTGCAGGTGCCACTGCTGACATGTTCGAGGAAGCCGCCATTGCAAATGCTGGGGGTACTGACTGATGGCCATCACCAAAATCAAAGACCGATACATGACGATCAGGCTGCCTGCCGACATCGAGATCGAGCTGCGCAAGATGGCCGAGCGCAACACACGCACTTTGGCCGCGCAGATTTTGCACTGCGTCAAGATGGAATTGGAGCGCCAGCAAGCACAGGAGACCAAAGCATGAAGAAGCAGATTCACATCAGCATTGAGACACTTATGCACAAGTGGCCAGTGTTTGGCATTGGCTTTGCTAATGGCGAGTTCTTTGTGTCTCTGTGGCTGGTGGATGTTCGCGCCTGGAGGGACTACGCATGAAGTGCCCAGTCTGCAAGTCATGGACATTTGTGCATGAAACTCGCCTCAGACCTGATAACACCAAGTACAGGCGCTATGAATGCGCCAATGTTCATCGCTTCACCACCTTGGAAACAGTGGTAAAAATTATTGTTGCAAAAACCCCAAAAAATAAGGGTTTGTCCTGATTAAATATATTGTGGGAAATTGTGGTAACATCTTGGCATATCAACCAACCAGCAAGGAGCTGATCGTGAAAAACTCAAACTTTCAAACACCACGTAATTTTGCAGACTGCACATGGGTGCAGGGCTATGGCCGCCCAGAGCCGCTTTGGGAGCGCGTGGCAGGCTATGTGCTGGCCTTTGCCATTGGCGTTGGCTTGGCCGTCATCTTGGTGGCATGGTGGTCGTCATGACTAAAGACGAAGCATTACGCCTTGCATTGGAGGCGTTGAAAGAAGATAGGGCATGGCTTGAAACCGATGCGCCAACCGAAGTTTGGGAAAAGAACAATGAAGCCATCACCGCCATTAAAGCCGCACTAGAAGCGAAGGATGAGCCTGTGGCGTACATCAATGTTGAACAACGCAAACTTGAATG